ACCAGCACGTGGCCGTTGATGAGCTGTACGCCTACCGTGCAGTCCAGTGGATTCATTCGCCTCTCCTAGCAGTAGTCGTAGTCGTCGCCGTTCTTCAACCACATGTAGGCAACGTTGTTGTCTGTCCCGGCGTAGGTCTTGCGCGCAAGGAAGCTGTAGTCGTAGACCTGCAGGCCGGGCCCCGAACCGCCGCCTGGATTCTCCGTGAGCACCGCGAGCGGCACCGTGATCTGCTCACCGTAGTTCGCGAGGCTGCCCGCGATGTCCACGATGACCGCGTACTCCTTCTGCGCCGCACCCGTGCGAGTCGCGTGCGAGCGCAGAACGCCCTCGATGTCGGTCCCGTGCTTCATCTTCAGGTTGACGAACACTTCCTGTTCGTCCACGAACGGCGCTGCGAGGTACACGCCGGCCGCCGTGCTCGTTCCGGTCTGCGCGTCGGTCTTGCTCCTGTTGTCGATCACGAACTCGCCGCTCTCGACGTACTGCGAGATGTCCACCTCGGTGCCAACCAGAGCCGGGAACGTCCCGGCCGTGGCACCCACCGACTGCGTTCCGTCCCAGGGCGATTTCCCCTCGCTCGCCGCGGCCTGCAGCCTCACGCGAATCTTCGAGGCCGGAATGAAGTAGGACGGGACGGTCATACTCGCTTCCGTCCGCGTCTCCGCCGCCGCCGTCTCCCCACTGCCGATCAGGCCGACCGTGATCTTGGCGAAGCCGGTAGAACCCCAGGAAAAGCTGAATCGGTCCACTGCGACGGAGACGAACTGCACGTCCACGTCCGTGTCCGCGGTCGCACCGTACAGGTGCTCCTCCAGCGTGATGGCCTTCGCGTAGAACGGCGCGTTCGGGAACGGGCCAGTGTGCAGGTATGGCCCCGACCCTGACTTGGTGTCAACGCCACCGAACGCGCGCCAGCCGAACAGGCCAAGCGCCTCCAGCGACGCCCACAACGTGAAGTCCTGCCGCATCGACTTGTCGACGACGATGCGCTTCCTCTCCGCCATGCCGGTGTTGCCGCTGGCGTACTCCCGGTCGCTGAGCTGATTGTTCGAGATCTCGAGCCGCGGCGAGCTGCAGTCGTGCTCGAGCACGTGCGTCAGCGTCCCCGCCGTGCCCCACGCCGCTGCTACCGCAGACGCATACAGCCGCCGGCCACTCCCCGGCCTCAGTCCGCCAAATGCCATTTCATCCCTCCGGGTAGGCGACCGTCACGGTGACGGTGCAGATCGTTTCGACGACGTACGGGTTGTGAGGCAGAATCTCCGGCGGCTGGATCTCCCAGCCGCTCACGAGTACCTGATGGGCCGACGAGAGAAACGCAGCCGATCCGTCCACCGAGCGCAGCAGCGCGCCAATCCGGTGCGCGATCTTGCGCGACGCCGAGAACGTCGCGGCCGGAGTGTTGCCCTCGCAGATCACGCGAAACTGCACCTCGTGGTCGAGCTCTGCGAACCGCGTCCCCGTGATCCGCGCCCCGCCCTCGCGCACGCGATAGCCGATGTAGGGGCACTTCCCCGCCCACAGTTCCGGCGCTTCATCATCCACCTGCGGCGGCTCCGCCTCGCGCGTGACGACGCTGTACGTCCCGCCGGTCTTGAGGCAGGCGTCCGCGTCGAGCGCGGTCTGGATCGCCGCTTCGATCGCAGCGCCGAAGTCTTGCCAGGTCACACGCGGCCTCTATCGCGGATGAGCCTCTGCCAGTACGATCGGCAGTGGCGCATCAGCGCCAAGTTGTCCTCTGACGTGAAAAACAGTGGGTTGCGGTCCAGCTCTTTCAGCGCGTGCTTCGCGTAGTCTGGCAGGTCGCCGCCGATCCGCAGAATCTGTCCGCCATTGGTGCCGACGAATGCGCTAGAGATAATACGCGGCCGTGCGGTCAGGATCGCGTTCTTCAGCGCGCCAGTGTCCATGTTGATGACGCTCTGCGTGGTAACGCGCTTCCCGCTCGGGCGCTTCTTGCCCTTTACGGTACGCTTGTAGTCGCCCGCCTTCTCCAACTTCACCATCGGCGCAATGCGCACGGCCCTGCCCTTGACCCACTTGATCCGGTCGCCCGTGTGCGTGTACTTCCGCTTCATTCGCGGCACCCCGCCCCAGGCTGGCACCTCGACGCCATCGGTCTTGCGCGTGTACTGCGCCTTCATCCCCCGCCACGGCGCGCCGCGGAACGACCCACCAGGCGCGCGAATCGCGGACCAGTCCGTCAAGGTCGCCGCCTTCCACTCCTGGTAGAACAGCGTGAGCGGCACATGGCCGTCTGCTCCCCTGTCCCCGATCCGCCGCAACGCATCGCGCAACTCGCGGCTGTCAACGGAGAGCTCGATCATCAGCCCCTCACGATCCGGCCCCCGGCATACGTCGGGGGCAGATCAATCTCCACCTGCTTGAGGTAGCTGTACTGATAGGAGACCTTGTGGCCGTCCACGATCTCAGCCGTGAGCCGCGTCAGCACCCAGCCCCGGTTCTCCACCTTGTAGCCCACGACGAAATCGACGCCATACTCGTAGCCCGCGATGGTGACCGACGCCGGGATGACCGTCTTCGGAGACGCCGCGAGCTTGTACTCGTCGTCGTCGAGCGGATCGGTCCCGAAGGTCATTGCCTCGTCGGTGACCTGGACCAGCGAGAGCTGCGGCGTCGTCGGGTCCGGGTCCATGATCGCCGCCAGGAGCCGCTCGGCCTGCTCGAACAAGAACTGGCAGGGCGACACGTCGGAAAAGCGATTCGTCGCACCCAGCGTGAGCCACGCCAGCCACGCCGTGAGCATCGCCGCGGGAGTCTGTAGCTCCACAGGCGTCGCGGGCGTTGCCGTCACGTCGGGGAACGGCGTCCAGTACCGAGGCGACAGGCGCGCATCTAGCAGAGCCGCCGCCTCGGTCTTGTACGCCGCGAGTGTCAGACCGTGCGAAGACGGCAGGAACCGATTGGCTTGCGCGTCCGAGCAATAGGCAGACACGGGCCTGGCCTACTTCCCCGTCTTCGGCATCGGGGGACCCGGCTCGGTCGCTGGCATGTTCAGCGCGCGCCTCACGTGCTTCGCCTTCCAGGCCGCGATCTCGGCGTCCGTGGCGGGGCGCCACTGGTAGCCCGTCCCCTCGCTGACCGCCTTCCCCTTCACCCGCGTCTGCACGATCGCTCCACAGCGCAACGCGATGTCCCGCGACATCGACACCGTGCGGCCCTTGGGATTAACGAACCAGAGAACATCGTCTGCCATGAGATCCTTCCTTCGAGGCGGGGACGACCGCAGCCGCCCCCGCGCCCGGGTTGGGGTGTGGACTAGCTCACGATCTCCACGCCGCACGCATCGCGCAGTTCGGCGACGCCATACAGAACGTCGATGTTGAGCTGCATGCCGACGTGGGACATGTTGTACATGCCGGTGACGCGCAGCACGAGGCCGGACAGCGGGTCCTGCATCGTGGCGCTGAGCGCACCAGGGTTGTCCTGCGGGAGGCCGCGCATCGCCAGGATGATGGCCTCCTTCTGGAACGCGAGGTTGTGCGTGGTCCCGCCGGAGCTCGGCACGAGCTGCGACATCCACACGTCGAACCCGCTGAGCCGCCCGATCGCGCCCTCAGCCACCGCCCCCGGCTTCGCGTTGGCGAAGTAGGCGCTCAGATCCGAATCGCCGAGCAGCGCCTTCTCGTCCTTCACGGACAGGACGATGTTGCGGTCGGTCATCGGGGCCTTGTTCGTGTTGAGCGTCTGCCGCGCCGAGAGGATGGTGTCGTAGCTGATGTCCGTCCCGGCCGTCCCCACGTCCGTAGAAGAGAAGGTCGCGTAGAGCGCGAGCAGGTCCGTGTCGATCTGCTCCGCCAGCACGCGGACCGCCTCACGCACGTAGGAGTCACGGAGCGACGGCATCGCCTGCGCCCGCGCGATGTCCTCGATGATGATCGGGACGATGTAGTGCTTGTCGAGCGTTACCGTGATCGTCGCCTCGTTCGTGGGCGCCTGCGCCGTCACGCCGGTGTCGGCCACCTTCGGGACCGCGGTCAGCGTGCCGGCGTACGGGATGTTCAACTTGTCACCAACCGTGAACGCAGCGACATCTGTGTCGCGCGTCACGAGCTTGGCGATCGTGATGTTCGACCGGAGTGCGTTCAGCGCCTCGGCCGCCCAGAGCTCCGGGACGAAGGGATCGGCCTGTGTTGCTGTGATGTTCGGCACTGTCTAGTTCTCCTATCTCCGGCCGCGGCGCCCGCGCTTACCGCCGCGTCTGCGCGGCCAGGATCTCCGCCCTGTACTTGTCGTATTCGCCCCGAGCGACCACTTCGCGGATGCGCTCGGGGGTCCATCTCGTGTCCGTCACGCGCCCCGAGGGAGATCCGGGCTGTGACGCGTGCACCTGACTGAGCAGGTTCGGATGGTCCGCGAGGAGCCTCCTCACCGCCTCCGTCGCGTCTTCCGGCGTCTCCACCCCCTCAACGAGGCGGGCATAGCTCGGCTTGCTGCCCTGCAGAACGAGCTGGTCCTTGATCGCCTGCTCACGGTCCCGCTTCGCCAGCTCCGCCTGCCAGTACGCATCGCGCTCCGTCACAGCCCTATTCGTCGCGTCGGCGATGGCCCGCTCGTGCTCGCTCAGCTTGGCCTGCTCGATCTCGCCGAGCTTGGCCTGCAGCCTCGCCAGTTCAGCCTCTGCCCTCTCCCGCGCACGGCGATCCCTCGCGTTGATCGCGTTCAGTTCATCCTGCGTGAACCGCCTCTCGCCGGTGTCACCGGCCCCCGCGGTCTGGGTCTGCGCCGAAGCAGGTTCCGGCGCGGTGCCCGCGCTGTTGCCCGGCGCGGTCGGGGTATTCGGATCAGGCATCATGTCCTCACTGTTCGCCCCGGCGCTGCGCGGCCGGTCGCGTGGTGCGTGCGCCGGGTTACTTCCGGCCGAGCACCTTGATCTTCAGGTTCTCAACCGGATCCGCCTTGTCGTCGTTGTTCACGATGACGCGCAGGTGCGTGCCGATGAATCCGTAGGCATAGGCAGACCCGCCGCTCGCGAGCAGGGAGAGCGCCTTCGCGTATTGGATCTGCGGGTCCTTCGACGGATCTCCGTTCATCTGCGCAGCGGTCACGAGGTCGGTCCAGTACGTTCCGTCGATGGAGTGCTGGATGCTCACCTTCGCGCTGTCGCCGTCGTACTGCACGAACACGGACAGGTCGGTCAGCCTCCCGATGTCAACCACCGCCGACGTGTCGATGACCGACACAGCCAAGGAATCGCTCATCACCTCGGTCTTCACCGTGCGCGCCGATCCCCACTGCGCATGAGCCGGCAGGGCGAAGCACGCCACGATTCCCACGGCCAAAGCCGTGAGCAGCCACTTCTTCATGTCCACGATCTCCTTTCTGTGCGTTGCTCTGTACATGCTTCTCCCAGGCTCTCTCCGGCGGCCGGTCGCTTGCTATCGGCTCTGGTAGTGGATGAACGCGGCCTTGAGGACCGTGATCGCGGCTCCGGTGTTGTTCGTCACCACGAGCCGCAGATGCGGGGCTGGAGTCACGGGAGCCCACCTCGTGTTGTCCCCGATCGCCGTTGCCGCCATCACACGCGGCACGATCTGATATACGCTCGCTGTCGGCGTTGGCACAGCCTCGGGCAGCGTCAGGTCCACCCAGTTGGTCGCATCCATCGAGCCTTGCAGCTTGAGCGTGATCCCTCCCGTGCCCATGCCGTTGCGGAAGCCGATCACGAACGAGGTCGCCTCAGTGTCTGCCCAGTTGACCGCCGTCGTCGTCCACGAGGCGCCGTTCGCCAGGGAGGAGAACGAGTACATCTTCGTCTCGGCTTCGGCCGAAGACGTGAGCAGACAGGCCGCAACCATGAGGGCGGCAACCTTCATCAGTCCACGCACGTGATGCCTCCCTTCAGGCCGCTAACGGCGTTGGAGTCCGCGGCCACGGAGTCGGGCACCGCGGTCATGTTCGTGAACCGGGCGCGCAACCACGGGCCAAAGCCGTGCTCTGCCACGCCGGCAGAGTCCGCGGCGGCAGTGATGATCTTCGAGTACCAGACACCGGATGAGTCGTCCTGCCCGAGGTAGTCGCCCGCCAGCGCAGGCACAGCGAACCACGTGAGGTAGTCGATGCTGCGCTCCACCACGACGGAACAGGAGTCGCCGGACCACTGCGCGTACAGGAACACCCGCCCACATGTCCCGACGTTGACCGGCCCGATCGTGTCCACCGCGGCATTCACGGCGAGCGTGTCCCCGGTGTAGCCTCCACCTCCGTGCACTCCGTCCTGCTGCGTGACGGGCAGCGTCCCAGCGATTGCCAGCCCCCAGCCGCACAGCGCGGCCAGCAGCAGCACCGCAAACCATCGCTTCATGCGGCTACCTCCTCTTTTTCGCGCTCAATCACGAACTTCGGGTTCTTCTGCGTGACGCCCACACCCTTGGGCACGGCCAGCAACGTGCAGCGGCAGTTCATTACGTGCCGCGGAGGACGCCCGAACTCGCTCTCGTCCCACCACTCGAGGGGATGCGGACCCTGCCGACTGGCGCGGTAGCAGATCTCGCTCTGCCGGTCGTCCGGCACACCGACCGACACGTACAGCGAGAGCCCGGCCTCTTCGCCGATCCGCACGCCCGCGTCGGCGTACAACTCCGTGAGCTTCGTCCGAGTGAACGCGCGCGCGAAGTCCTCCGCGTTGAGCCGTCCCGCGATGTCCAGCCGCGACAGGTCATCGGTCACGCTCTTGGCGACCGTCGCCCAAGACTCGCCCGTCATGGCCGCCTGGGTGAACTGCGCCTGCAGCGCCCGCTGCGTACGCGTCCACTCGTCCGACCACTCCCCCGCCCAACGATCCATGTATGGCTGCGAGATCCGCAGCAGCCGGCGGTCCGTCAGTCCCCGCTCGAAGTGCTCGCTCACCTCGATCACCCGCTCCGCCGTGCGCCGGCCGAACACGTCGTCGGCGATCTCCTTCGTCTGCCGGGCCCGCGTGCGCCAGACGGTGGGCACGTGCTCCTCGAGGACATCCATCAGGTCCGCATCGCTGCGCGTGACGATCCGGCGGATGGCCTGAAGGAGCCGCGTCGCCTGCTTCTGGTCCGCGGCGCCATCGGCCCGGAGGAGCTCGCGGACGATGCGCCCCTCCACCCGGCGCGCGATCAGGGCCAGCTGCTCGCCGCTCGTGCCGTTCATGCGCGCGAGCTGCGCGCGGTACTTCCCGATCAACGCCTCGAGCTGGCGCGCATCGAGAGGGCGGAGACTCACGGGCCACCCCCGCCGCCCATCTGCTCATAGCCCGGCTTGCCGCTGTTGGGGGGCGGCACGCTGGGCTCTTCGTCCTCGGGCGGCACCGGCGGTGTCGGCACATCCGCGTCGGTCCCAGGTTTTCTGGCCCCCGGCTCGTCTCGGTCCTGCGCATCGAGCAGGACGATGTAGCCGCGCACCGCCTCGTCCGTGTTCAGTCCCGACCTGTACTTCCGCACGTAATCTTCACGACTCATCAGCGGCGGGATGTTGTCCACGTCCGCGCGGTCCTCCTGCCGCTCGACCTGGCGATCGGTCGGAAGGATCTGCGAGTCGAACTCCACCTCCACGTCCGGGGACGGTGGCAACCCAAGGCGATGCGTCGCCCCGACGAGGCAGACCAGCCGGCACAGTTCGCGCTCGCTGTCGATGTTGATCGAGCGAATCCGCTGCACGCGCTGCACGAGCTGCCACATCTCGAGCTCGAGCTGGCGCCCGCTCGAAGCGATCCCGCCCTGGAGAAGAGACCGCGGAACGCCCACCGTCTCGCACATCCGCTGAATGATCCCGTCCACCGCCGCTTCGACAGCCTCGATGCGCGGGTCGGGCGTGATGTAGTTGGCCGTCCCACCCTGCGGCAACCCAACCCATCGCTTTGTGCCGGCGTTGAATGTCGGCTTCTCGTGCCCAGCCGTGACCAACGTCGAAAAGGTCTGGTCGATGACAAGCTGGTCCAGCTCCGACAGGCGGTTGATGAGCGCCTTCGCCAGCGGAATCAGGTCGCGAATGTAACTGTAGCCGGTGCGCTCGCCGATGACGGGCTCGCCGATCCAGCGCACGTAGGGGACCGTGCGGTAGCTGTTCCGCTGCGGGGGCGTGATGTATCTCCCGTCCTGAGCGGCGAAACAGAACTCCTCTACGGTCCATAACCAGTAGCCGAGAACGGGGGCCTTGCCGGTTGTCGGGTCGGGGTTGCCGTCGTCCATCCGGCGCTCGACCAGTTCGACGATCCGGCGCGGGTTGTCTGGGTCATAGGCGACGTGAACGATGTGTCCGGGGTACACCGGCAGGACGCCCACAGTCTTTGCCTGCTCGCGGAACGCCACGCAGGCCCACGCATCACCCAGCGTCACGATCGACTGACCAATCTCGAGCTGCCGCTGCGTGATCGCGTTCCACTGGAGCACGTCGTCGAACGTCTTTTGCTGCCCGTCGGAGGCGTCGCGGAGGGTGCGCTTGATCGGCGCGCCGTAGGAGGAGTCGATCAGTACATTCGCGAGCTTCGCCACATAGTTCGGGTACTGGAAGCGGGCGCGCCGCTCCAGCAGGTCGCGGTCGGTCTCCCCCTCGAACCGGCGGATGTGCTCGGCCATGTCCGGCCCGCCGATGTAAAAGTCCTCCAGCTCCTCGAGGTAGCGCCCCCGCGCCTCGAGCAGAGAGCCGGCGAACTCGCGCACCGCCTGGCGTACGATCTGCTCGCTCAGGTTCGGCAGCAGCATTTACCACGGCCTCCGGCTGACCGTCGCGGGCTCATGGTGGTAGAGCGCGACGACCAGGTAGCCGAGAGCGTCACGCAGGTGGTCGTTCACACCGTCCTTGAGCGGGACTTCCTTCTCGCCGGCCGAGGCACTCGTCTTCGGATAGGAGCTGTCCGCGATCGAGCGAATCATTCCCTTGCAGCTAGGGTCCAGCTGCAGTCCGATCTTGCCGTCCGCGCTACGCAGGAGCTGGCGGATATAGTCGGCCCTGTTCCGCGGGCTCCGGTGCTTCGGAACCGTGCTGTAGACCACGCGCGCGCCCGGGAAAGCGGCCTTCAGCGTCTGGTAGTCGTTCATCAGCACCATCTCGGAGGCGGCGGCGTCGCCGGCCGGGTCGCAGGCGATGAGCGAAATCCTCTCCGCCCACGGCTGCTCGAGGACCTCGATGCAGGCCTGGCGCGTGGTCCGGTCGCGGTACTCCGCGTCCCAGAAACACCGCAGCAGACGCCGCTCATCGGGGGAGGTCACGCTCGGTTGCGCCGCGATCACGCCGGTCGTCCGGAAGCCAAAGTCCCAGCCGAGTACGACCTCGAGGCCCTTATCGATCGGCGTCGACTTCACGTGGCCCGAACGGCTGAAGCTCGGGAAGACCAGGCCGTGGCCGGAGGGACGCTGCAGCTCGTACTCGGTGTCCCACATCTCGGTGGACACGACGGTCTTCTTCTCCTCGACCTCGGCGGTCTGGAGCCAGCCGTGCGGTGCGAGCGTTTCGCGGTAGCACCACTCGTGGACGGGCCACCCCTTCTCGTCGGCCCGCTTCAGGATCTCGGTCATTGTTCCGCTGGTGTACTGGTGCGTCGAGGACATCACCGTCTGGGCCCGCACCCCGTCGCGGCTCATCGGTTGACCAAGCGCAGCGTCCAGGATCTCGAGGTCCATCTCGTCGACCTCGTCCATGCGCAGACGCTGGGGGTGCGGGCCACGCGCCGACCGGGTGCTGGCGAGCAGCGCCCGGATGGTGGCGCCGCGCCGGAACCGCGTCTCGAACCCGGTCGGGTCTCCGGCCATGAGGTAGCGGGGCGCGGAGTCGTACGCCCAGAACCGGCCCATCGCCTCGTGGACACGCTGCGACTGCTGGCCGGACCCGCCGAGCAGCGTGACGTCGGCGTTGAGCGTGGAGGCCTCCACGGTGCTGAGGAGCGCGAGCAGCACGCTCTTCCCGCCGAACCCGCGCGAGGCCTTCCAGACGCACGCGGGATTCCGGCCGAAGTACGCGTCGCAGAAGGCGCGCCACGGCGTGCTGTGGTTCGGGCAGACCTGGACATCGGGGATCCGCAGGCCGTGCGCTCGCTCGATGTAGAGCGCCAGGTCGGCCTCGGTTTCGATCGGCAGATGGAACCGCGAACGACGCACGGTGCGCTGCGCCTCAGCCAACATGGGCGCCTCCGCTGCCGGTGCCACCGATCGTCTCCTCGATGAGAATGGAGCCGGGCTCGTCCGCCACCGGCTTCGTTTCCTGCCGATCTCTCCACTCCGCCGGCCGGCGGTTCTTCAGCCAGAAGATGGCGGCCACCACGTTGCCGCCGTTCGCCATGCGGTAGAGCGACCGTTGCACGGTGTCGTCCGCGATGGCCCGCGCGTCCTCGGTGCGGACCTTGAACTTCGCGTCCCGCTTCATCGCGAGGTAGAGCGCTTGGCGCGAGACGCCGATGGCCTTGGCCGCCAGCGCCATGTCCGCGCCCACCGCAAGCGCACCGATCACCCGCTCTTTCGCGGCCGCGTCGATCCTCACCCTAGGCATGGCCGCGCCAGCCCTCGGCCTGCCGGCCGGTGAACTGTTCCCAGCGGCGGACGATAACGTCGCAGTACGCAGGGTCGAGTTCCATGAGGAAGGCGCGCCGCCCGGTGCGCTCGCAGCCGATGAGGGTGGATCCGCTGCCGCCGAAGAGGTCGAGGACGTGTTCGCCAGCCTGCGAAGAGTAGCCGATCGCACGCTCCGCGAGCTCCACCGGCTTCTCGGTGAGGTGGACCATGCTCTGGGGGTTGACCTTCTTGACCGCCCAGACGTCGACCGCGTTCGAGGGTCCGAAGAACTTGTGTCCGGCCCCTTCACGCCATCCGTAGAAGCACCACTCGTGGTTGCCCATGAAGTCCTTGCGCGTGAGCACGGGATGCTCCTTCACCCAGATGACGGCCTGGCTGAAGTAGAGGCCTGAGGCCTTGAGCGCGGCGGGATAGTTCGCGACGTTCGCGTAGCCGCCCCAGATGTAGAACGAGCGGCCCGGAAGCAGGACGCGAGAGAGATTCCCAAACCACGCCAGGAGCATCTCGCCGAACGCCTCGTCGGAGACGAAGTCGTTGGCGAGCGGGCGGTCCTTCGGGCGCATCCGCCCGGTCGGTTTCGACTTGGTCTTGTGGCGGGCCAGGTCAAAGCCTTGATGGTGCATTCCCCGGGCGTCGGAAGCCTCGACCGCCTTCGGCTTCTTCTTCGCGGAGGCCGTGGGCTTGGCTTCGATCCCCCGGGCCTGGGATCGCGCGAGCTGGGCGGACGCGGTCATCTGGAAGGAGGAGAGGCCCGCGGCGATCGCGTTGTTG